AAGCAAAGAGTCTAACTACTATTATGGATCGTTTAAGTAAAGCGTATGTCCGTATAGGAACGACTGGTACTCTTGACGGCGGTAAAGTAAATGAGCTAGTTCTTGAAGGAAGCTTTGGTCCAACATATAAAGTAACGAGCACAAAGAAGTTGATGGACGAAGACACATTGGCAGATCTGAATATACAGTGCTTAGTGCTGAAATATCCAGACGCAATGAAGAAAGCAATGGCGAAAGCAACCTATCATGAAGAGATTGATTGTATTGTAGGTTACGAAAATCGTAATAAGTTCATTACTAATCTTGCTCTCGACCAAAGCGGTAATACACTTGTCTTGTACAATTTGGTTAATAAGCATGGTAAGATTCTATACAACATGATAAAGGATAAGTCCACTAAAGGAAATGTCTTCTTTGTGTCAGGTGCTGTGAATGCCGAGGAACGAGAACGAATCAGAGAGCTGACAGAAAAGGAGAATGGCGCTATCATCGTAGCGTCAATGGGTACATTCAGTACTGGTATCAATATTAAGAATCTTCATAATATCATATTCGCTGCTCCTACTAAATCTCAAATTAGAGTTCTTCAGTCAATTGGAAGAGGGTTAAGAAAGTCTGATAGCGGACAACCTACTATTGTCTATGATTTAGCAGATGATATGTGTTGGAAGAAGCATAAAAACTATACACATAACCATGCTATAAATAGAATTAGAATATATGCTAAAGAGCGATTCAAATACACTATACACGAGGTACCTATGATATGATGAACTACGATGATGATGAATTCCTAATTACCTACAGACTGGTCGATGGCACTTATCTGATTGCCGAAGAGGTTGACATAAGTGAAGAGAACTCAGTGATCTACGTTTCCAATCCTTTAGAACTGATCAGAAGTCCAGAAGGTTGCAAGTTAATCCCATGGGTAATAGGTGATGATGATACGTGTATTGAGTTGAACGCTAACAACATTATAGCTAGAAGTGAAACTACCAAGTTAATATCAGAATACTATTATAAGTATATTACGTATGATAATATATTGAAAGCGATGTATAACAAAGAAGATGATAATGATAATGATCAAGTTGATAATCTAGATTCATTGGATAAATTCTTTAAGAAATTAGAGAAACCAAATAGATTAGATTATAATTAATAGACATCTCTGTGGTTGTTTGTTTTTGATAAATCCAATTATAACAACAATTGGCAGAGTTGTAAACCCTTAAATGCTGTACTTACTGATATAACATTAAGTATTTACTTATCAGCGATTATATGGTATAATATATATTATGAAAATGAATCCTAAGACGAAGAGAGTACGCCGTGCCAAAGAGCATTACGTAAACAATAAAGAATTCTCACAAGCTGTAGTTGATTATGTATGTAGTGTTAACGAAGCCCGTGAAGCTGGTTCTAAGGAACCAACGATAACAAACTATATTGGTGAATGTTTCTTAAAGATATGTAATGGTCTATCTCATAAACCAAACTTCATCGGTTATACATATCGTGAAGAGATGGTGATGGATGCAGCAGCGAATTGTGTGAAGGCTATTATGAATTACGATGTTGAAAAGGCAACTCGTACTGGATTGCCAAATGCTTTTGCTTACTTCACTCAAATCACGTACTTTGCTTTCCTTCGTCGTATCGCAAAGGAGAAAAAGCAGCAAGACATCAAAGAGCGTTATATCACTTATGCTGGTGCAGATGCATTTGCTGACTTTGGTTCTCATGGCAGTGCTGCTAGTTCAGACAACATTGTTGATGCTATTAGAAACAAGTCTATGCGAATTAGAGAGAAAGATAACGCTATTAAGGATTTCGGCAAAGAGCTGAAAAAGAAAGAACGAAAGACAAAGGATAATACAGGTGGAATTGAACTCTTCTTTTAGAGGCATTTTATATTATGAGTAAGTTAGCAATCTTAAATGATACGCATTTTGGTGTAAAGAACGGTTCACAGATCTTCTTGGATTATTCAAGTAAGTTCTTTTCTGAAGTATTCTTTCCATATTGTCTAGAACATGATATCAAACATGTGCTGCACTGTGGCGACTACTTTGATCATAGAAAGTTCGTCAACTATAAAGTCATGCAGCATTCATTCGATGCCTTCATTTCAAAACTCTATGAGTATGACATGACGATGGATATTGTTCCCGGCAATCATGACGTATACTATAAGAACACCAATGAACTCAATTCGTTAGAACAAGTTCTTGGTCAGTATTCTGATCGTGTGCACATCCACATGAATCCAATTGATAAAGACTTTGATGGACTGAGTATAGGATTCCTCCCATGGATGACACAAGATAATTATGACGAATGTACAAAGTTCATCGCGACTTCAAAATCGCCTGTCATTCTTTCGCACTTAGAACTACAGGGATTTATAATGGGCAAAGGATTGCCAGTAGCATCTCATGGTTTAAACTCAAGTTTGTTTTCTCGCTATGAGATGGTTCTATCTGGTCACTATCATACCAAATCGACACAAGGCAACATACACTACCTTGGCACACAGATGGAATTGACGTGGTCTGATGCTGGTGATCCTAAGTACTTCCACGTATTAGACACTGATACACGTGAGTTGACTCCAGTGAGAAATAAGTATTTACTTTTTCGCAGAATAAGATATAATGGTACAGAGACAGAGGCTATTACGCGTGATGAGATTAGAGGATCTTATGTTAAAGTTGTAGTAGTATCTAAAAAAGACCTATATGAGTTTGACAAGTTTATTGATCGCCTTCAATCGTATGAACCCTTCGAAGTAAAAATCGTTGAAACATTCGAAGAATACACTGGTGAAAATGTTAATGATGACGATATATCAACAACCGATACACCGACATTGCTTAATACCTATGTTGACTCTATAGAAACAGATCTCGACTCTGATAAACTAAAAACCATGCTACAAGAATTATTCGTCGAAGCACAACAGCTTGAATCTATATAATGTTACTCTTTGAATCTATATCATATAAAAACTTCCTATCAACTGGCGATAAGCCAACAGTCATTGAGTTGAATAAGGATAGTGCCACTCTAGTAGTAGGTGCAAATGGTGCTGGCAAATCTACAATGCTTGATGCTATCTCGTATGCTTTGTTTGGAAAACCACACCGAAACATTAATCGGCCGCAGTTAGTCAACAGCATTAATAATAAGCAGTTGCTAGTAGAAGTTAAGTTCTCTCTTGGTTCAAACAGGTATCGTGTAATTCGTGGTATGAAGCCAAACATCTTTGAGATCTATCATAACGATGTGATGCTCAATCAAGAGTCTCACTCACGTGATTATCAGAAGGTGCTAGAGATGAACATTCTCAAACTGAACCATCGATCGTTTCACCAAGTAGTTGTATTAGGATCGGGAAACTTCATTCCCTTTATGCAGCTTCCATCGTATCAACGTCGTAGTGTGATCGAAGATCTATTAGACATTGGCATCTTTACAAAAATGAATATGCTCACTAAAGAGCGTTTCTCTAAACTAAAGAGTGATCTTCTCGATACTGATAATCAATTGAATATCATTAAAGAACAGATCACATTACAATCTAAACATATTAGTGATCTTCAGAATATTGATATCCAACGTTCAACAAAGGCGTCGAAGAAGATCGATTCTCTCCAGTCGGAGATCGAACTACTTGAAAAACGTAATGCATCGTTGAATGATAGTTATACAGAACAACTTCGTCCACTGATATCTAAACTAGAGAAGGCTCAATCTAAACTAGATAAGCTGACAGAGTATAAGATCCAAATCAATTCAAAGATTAGCGATGTTGTAAAGCACGCAAGATTTTATGAAACAAATAACTCATGCCCAACATGTGAGCAGGATATCTCTTTAGAATTAAAGGCGAATAAACATGACGAAGCTTCAGTTACAGCAAAAGCGTTAAGTGATGGTCTAAAGGAATTAGATATCAATATCGCAGATGCCTCAGAAAAGCTTAGTGTTATTCGAGCTAATCATTCTGAAGTTCAAAGCATACAATCTGATATTAGTTCGAATCAAAGGCTCATAGGCAATCTACAAGCACAAATCACCGATCTTCAAAAGGAGAACGATATAACAGACGAGCTTACTGATACTGCTGCAGCTGCTCTTGAACTTGATACTCGAAAGACACACTATAGCGATACACTTGATAGTAAGTCTAAACATCTCGAGACTCGTTCATATTACGATGCTATTGGTGAACTGTTAAAAGATACTGGAATTAAGACTAAGATCATTCGTCAGTATCTTCCGATAATGAATAATCTAATCAATAAGTATCTCAACATTCTTGACTTCTTCGTAAAGTTTGATTTAGATGAGTCATTTAACGAAACGATTAGATCTCGCCACCGTGATGAGTTTAGTTATGCTTCTTTCTCAGAAGGTGAAAAGTCGCGAATCGATTTGGCATTACTCTTTGCATGGCGACATATCGCTAAACTAAAGAATTCTACTAACACGAATCTCTTGATTCTTGATGAAACATTCGACTCGTCTCTCGATGTCGATGGAGTAGACAACCTCCTTAAGATTCTATATAGCCTTAAGAAAGACTCAAATGTCTTTATCATATCTCACAAGAAGGATGTTCTCGATGGAAAGTTCCCTCGTAAGATCGAATTCGAGAAGGTAAACAACTTCAGCCAAGTCAAGAAAGATGGATAACTACAAAAAAGATGTTGCTAATAATATAATCGCGCTCGCGAGCACGCGCGCGCAAGATGATCCACAGCAGTTAGATAGCCAGATCTTCGAATCCTATTTCAAGAAAACCCTTGCGCCAGCGTTTAAAGCCGAATATGGCTTCAATATAAGGTATGGTACCTTTGATTCTATCATTCTCCAGGCGTCAAGGGCTCTAGATTTGCCCTAATTTTACAATTTTTGCACGGTCTACAGGTCAAAGTGCATAAGTGATTGATATTCAGGTATATAGATTTGTGTACATATGTGCTCAAATATAGTATAATAGATCTAGAATCAAATAAGTTATGGAAAAAATACTCGACCTTCAGAACCAGTCCTCCTTGGCCAAGCTATTGGCTACTGAGAACATTACTGTCACTCACAGCAAGTCCTTATCAACCGCATACTTCGACGTTAAGAATCGTGTGCTTGGCCTTCCAGTTTGGAAAGACAAAGGTAAGGTTGTGTATGACATGCTTGTAGGCCACGAAGTCTCACATGCTCTTTATACAGACCACGCAGAATTTGAAAAGTTCATCGAGGAAGAAGGTCGTGGCAATTTCGATATTCTAAACATCATCGAAGACATTCGTATCGAGCGTCTAATCAAGATGAAGTATGCTGGTATGCCTCGTATTTTCAACGGTGCATATAAGCAACTCGTTGAAGCTGACTTCTTTGGCACAGCTGATAAGGATATTGCAGCACTATCATTCTTAGATCGCTTAAATCTTCGTGCTAAAGTCGGACCATTTGTTGATGTTCCTCTTAACGCTATTGAGGAAGACATTTTTAATCGCTGCCTTCAAGCCGAAACCTTTGACGATGTTGTTAAGCTCTATCACGAAGTGAAGAAGTTTATGAATGATCAGAAGAAAGAGGAACAGCCTCAAGACGAGGACGAGCAATCAACTGAAGAAGAACAATCTAAAGGTGATAGCGACGAAACTACTGAAGACGCTCCAATGGACGAGTCACCAAACGAGTCCTCAGACGACTTTGGTGCTGATAATGTTGAAGACGACGGTGAAGAATCTTTTACTCAAGATGTTATCGATGCATTAGAAGACGATGGCTCTACTGAAGAAACTGAAACAGTACAGTCTAATCAAGAACCTGATTCAGCAGCACCATCAGCAAGTGAAGGTGCATCTGAGAAATCTGACTCAAACGGTGAGGATATCGATCTCACTAATCAATCTGAGACTATGAAGTCTTTTGATGAAAATGCGATTGAAGAACAAGAAACTGATATGTACGGTCGCAATCGTACTCCAGCAATTTGTCTATGGCCTACAAAGACCACTGTCGAAAAGCACATCATCCCATATAAGTCGGTGCTTTCACAACGATCAGACACAAGCGGAGATCCTGAATCGTATGATCAAGAATATTTAGAATTGGTCGCGACTCGCTCAATCGAATTTAAGAAGAATCTTAATAAGAAAGTTGGAGTTCTCGTCCGCGAGTTCGAACGTCGTAAGGCTTCATACCAATACTCAAGAGCACAAGAATCTCGTCGTGGATCTTTGGATGTCAACAACTTGCATAAGTACAAGTACGATGATCAAATCTTCCAAACAACGATGAAGTTGGCAGATGCTAAAAGCCACGGAATGATCTTCTTTATTGACTACTCTGGCTCAATGAGTCACGTACTCAGAGACGTCCTTGAGCATACACTCAATTTGGTACACTTTTGCAAGAAGGTTGGTATTCCATTCGAAGTCTATTCATTCACTTCTAACTACTCTCTTGACAACAAGGATATAGGACAGTCTGAATATGAATTTGATATGAAGAATCTAGTTCTCGCTAACTTGTTCTCAAGCGATATGTCAAAAGCCGAATACAAAATAGCGTTTGATCAAGTAGTCAATCAGATCTCCTTCTCAAATGTCGGCTCATTCTCTCAACATGGTCTATCACCGTTCGAGCACCTCGGCGGTACACCATTAGACGCTGCACTTATAGCAGCACATCACGTGGTAAAGAAGTTCAACAAAAAGCACGGTGTCCAAAAGACAAATGTGATTTTCCTCACTGATGGTGAATCGCACTCGTGCTTCCCTGCTAATGTTCGTTATTGCGCACCATCATTTACAACAATTGTTGGAGGAAAGCAATATAGTCTTCCACGAAATGGACAAACACCAGTATTCACCAAGATGTTAGGTGATATCACTGGAGCAACAACTATTGGATGGTACTTACCCTCACGTAAAGCAACAGCTGTAAATCACCTTCGAGCTATGGCATTCTCATCTGCAAAAGCACTGCACTACAGCGAAACCACCAAAAAGTGGATAAAGCAATATGGTAAGGATGGCTTCTTCAATGCACTCAACTGCTTTGGCTATGATTCGTACTTCCTTCTCAATTCAGATATCAAGATCAAAGATGAGGAGTTCGCCTATAAGCCAAATACTGACAAATCTCTATCTGACAACCGCGGTGAACAATCCAAGTTAGCTCGTGAATTCGCGAAACACAATATCAAGAATCGCCAAAACCGCATTATCATGACAAAGTTTGCTGAAACAATTGCCTAATTTCTCAATTTTCGAGCAGCCTTTATATCAAATTACACAAGTTACTGATAGCCAAGAACATAAAACCATTTACAATATACCTCAAATATGGTATAATAGATCTATAACCAACCACTAAAGATTATGACAAAAGAAAAACTCACAGAAACGCTCAAGGGGACCGGTAAGACCTCTTTTACTCGCCAAGAAATCCTCACCATCGGCCAAAATGCTGGCATGGAAGACAGGGATATTTTTAAAGCACTAAATACGCTCCATCGTGTAAAACGCGGTATATACTCAGTTGACGCTGTTCCAATCCAAGCTCCAATCCAAGCTCCAATCGCGAGCAGCATCATTGAGAACAAAGTAGCTCTACGCGGCGTATCATCTGTCTCAAGTGACGAGGTGTATGTACCTACAGTAGATCCTACATACATCAAGTGGGGAGAGTATAACGACATCATGAAGATTATCAAGTCTGGCATGTTCTTTCCAACATATATTTCTGGCCTCTCAGGCAACGGCAAAACCATGATGGTTGAACAAGCCTGTGCGAAAGCCAAACGCGAATTCGTACGAGTTCAAATCTCTCCAGAAACTGATGAGGACGACCTAATTGGTGGCTTCCGTCTTATTGATGGAGAAACCGTTTTCCAAAAAGGTCCAGTCGTAAAGGCAATGGAACGAGGTTGCATCCTCTTGATTGACGAGATCGATCGTTCCACCAACAAGATCATGTGTCTTCAAGGTGTGCTCGAAGGCAATCCAATTCTCCTTAAGAAAACTGGAGAAGTGGTTCGACCTGCTGATGGATTCAACGTCATTGCAACCGCGAATACTAAAGGTCGTGGATCAGACGATGGTCGATTCACTGCAGCATCTATTATCGATGATGCATTCCTCGAACGATTCGTGTGTGTAGTTGATCAGCCATTCCCTCAGCCAACAATTGAGAAGAAGATTGTTTCAGCTCACATGTCCAAATTCGGTGTCGAAGACGAGGAATTCACTGATAAGCTAATCGCGTGGTCGAATGTAATTCGCAAAACGTTTGAGGCTGATGGTGTCGATGAAGTAATTTCCACCCGCCGTTTATGCCATATCTCAAAATGCTACTCAATCTTTGAGGATCGTATGAAGTCGATCAACAAGTGCATCAGCCGCTTCGACGACGAAACGCGAACAGCGTTCTTAGATCTCTATACCAAGATTGACGAGAGCCAACTCACTGAAGACGGAGAGATCGTGATCGAGGGCGAAATTATACCAGAAGACGCACCATTTTAACAATTTGCGGTGGAGATCGCATGTCATAACGAACAAAGTCCTATCTCTTCGTGGTTGGAGAGATAGGCACCATTTTAAAATATGAGCAACGGAATAAAATACGACAACAACAAACCAGACTATAGTCTAATACCTCCACACGCGCTTGACGATGTCGCGAATGTACTAACCTATGGAGCACAAAAGTACGATAGAAACAATTGGCTCGAACTCGATAATCTCAATGAACGGTATTTTGCTGCAGCTCAACGACACATGTGGGCTATTCAAAGAGGAGAAACACACGACGATGAGACAGGCATTCATCACTCAGCACATGCTATTTGTTGTATGATGTTCATTCTTGAATTTAGTTATTTACAAAACACCAAAAATAAGATATAATAGATATTATGAAAATTAGTAAAGAAACGTTAGAGGTGCTGAAGAACTTTTCAGCAATTAACCCGAATCTTGTTATCTGCGAAGGTAGCAAGCTATCAACAATCGCTGACGCCAACAACATCATGGCTGCAGTGAATGTTTCAGAAACCTTTCCGAAGAAGGTTGGCATCTATGATTTGAATGAATTCCTCTCAGCACTCTCGTTGATTGAAGATCCAGAATTCGAATTCGGAGATAGTGCTGTTAGCATTAAATCGAATACTGCGACACTTACATATCGATATGCTGATACTAGCATTTTGACTTCTCCAGAAAAGGAAGTGAATATGCCACCAACAGATGTCGAAGTCAATCTCACCGCAGACGACATCGCTCAAATCCGCCGAGCAGGTAGTGCTTTGAATCACCCAGTGGTATCAATCACGACTGAGCATGGAGATGATGCGGTATACCTACAAGTGAAGGATCCTAACAACTCATCAGCTAATGTCTATTCGCATAAAGTGTGTAGCGCTAGTTCTGATGATGCATACGATTATCAATTCCTTATTGCCAACCTTAAGCTTATTCCAGGCGATTATAAAGTAGCAGTAAGTTCTAAACTAATTTCGAACTGGGAGTGTATAAATAACACTTCAGTGAAATATTGGATCGCTCTCGAAAAGACATCCACAACCAAATAATAATATCATATATGAGTGAAGAAACAACCACAGAGGAGCAAGTTCTCCCAGAAACACAAAATGAACCAGCAATCAGTCTAGCTGATTTTGCAGCTATGCTTCAAGTAATTGATGTATGCACAACTCGCGGAGGATTTCGCGGCGAAGAATTGTCGTCGGTAGGTCAACTTCGAGATCGTGTATCCGCATTCCTTGAATTCCATAAACCAGAAGAAGCGGCTGAAGAAGAAGCACCAGCTGACTCTGATGAGGCTGAAGCATAATACGCTATAGGTTATTAATGCAAGATCCCTCTGTCTTAATTACAGAGGGATCTTTTAGCGTAGTACAAAAGGGTTTACTTACTTACATACATTTGGTATAATATATTATGAATAAAAATGAAAACGAATTTCTCTGGGTCGAGCGCCACCGCCCAAAAACAATTGACGAATGTATTCTTCCAGCATCGTTAAAGGCAACATTCACTGATATTGTAAAGCATGGCGAACTGCATAATATGTTATTGTCAGGAACTGCAGGGTTAGGTAAGACAACTGTCGCACGTGCGCTATGTCATGAATTGGATCTCGAATACTTACTTATCAATTCATCTGAGGAAAGTGGAATCGATGTTCTTCGTTCTAAGATCAAACAGTTTGCTTCGTCCGTGTCTTTACATGGTGGAAAGTACAAAGTAGTTATTCTTGACGAAGCTGATTATCTTAACGCGCAGTCAACACAACCAGCACTTCGTGGTTTTATCGAGGAGTTTAGTTCGAATTGCAGATTCATTCTTACGTGTAATTTCAAGAATCGTATTATCGAACCACTTCATTCTCGTTGTTCTGTAATTGAATTCAACACGAATAAGAAACAGTTAGCTGGTCTCGCTGCGCTGTTTATGAAACGACTTCAAGATATTCTAAAGACTGAAGGCATTACGTATAACGATAAAGTAATTGCTGAACTTATTATGCGCTATGCTCCAGATTGGAGACGTGTATTGAATGAGTGCCAACGATACTCGGCTGCAGGAGAGATCACTCCAGATATTCTAGTTGATATGTCTGATCAAAGCGTTGCTCAACTTATTGCCCACCTAAAGACTAAAGACTTTAAGAGTATGCGAAATTGGGTTACGAATAATTCGGATGTTGATTCAGCTGTCATATTTAGAAAGATCTATGACTCGTTATATGACTATGCTGAAGGTCAATCGATCCCAAGCATCATCATCATTCTTGCAGACTATCAATATAAGGCAGCATTTGTAAGTGACAGAGAATTGAATATCGTTGCATGCTTAACTGAAATCATGGCATCATCAACATGGAAATAACAACAAAAATAATTGCTTGGCGCATATTGTCGATTGTACTATGCTCGCTTATGGGTAGAATTTGGTTTGGTGATTGGCACGTTACAGCGTTCGGTATTTTTATTTCGTTTGTTATGACATTCGTTCACTATTACTTTGAAAAACTATGGCCGACAAACTAACACCATTTGACTTTCTAAAGAGTATCAACACTTCTAGCCCAA